TAAATTGACTATTTGAATTAGCTATGTTTGTGCCATTCTTTCTAAACCATATATCAACCGTATGCTGATTATTGTCTTGATTTTCTAGCTGTGCGCTGAATTGCAAGTTATAAACCCCAGCATTTCTTACATTTAATCTACTGCTATTGGACAGATAAACCCCATTGGAGTAGTCTGTTGTATTAAAGGTCATTGGGTAAGCAACAGATGTGCTTGCTGCCGCTTGGTCGGTAGAGTCTTGAAACGCACCATACGGAATAGAGTCTGTAAAAGCACTAGCAGAATAAGGCACTAATACAATCTTAGTATCAGGACTTATACGCTCATCAAACAGCGTTGTCGTTGTTGCGTTACCTGTAGCTAATGTAATCGTACCCGTATTGTTGGTCTTACCGTTCATAATCTGACGGACAATCTCGGCTACATTTCGAGGGTCTGATCCAAATTGGGGTAGCGTTCTAAACATTATCGTGTGCTTTGTTGTGCAATATCTACATCTACAGCAAGGGCAAAGTTCCACAATCCGCTAGGAATTGTACGAATACGGTGATACCGACCAGAAGATCGTAAGCCTATTCTGTTCTCTGCGTCTGCCGCTACTGGGCTAGAGAAAGTTAGTCCATCGTCTAGGTTTAGGCGTGAAGCAATAGCTACTGATCCAGAGCCGCCATCAATAATGGGTCTAGCAAGCGTAACCAAAGACTGAGCATTAGTTAAGGCAAAATCACCCGTAATTAAAGATGCGGTCTTTCTCGCTCCAGTAAAGGATATTGCTCGATTGCCTGATACGCCAGCCAGCAATAGCGCACCACCAGCCCATTGGCGAGAGTCTAAACTAACGCCTAATGAGTCTAATGTTCCAAACAAATCTAGGCTTTCTAAAGCGGTAGATGGGGTATAGACATTGTTAATAAAGTTAGCTGATGTTTCTGCATAAGACCAACGACCAAGCGTGATGTTATAAATCAACTGCTTTTTAGTCGCAAAGTTGTCTGTGTAGTTCCAAATAACCAGCTTTTTAAGAGGGTCTACTGCAACTGACATCTCGTCTAGCTTATTTAGATTTACATCCGAAAAGAAAAACTTATCTACCTTTTCTGTGCCAATCGGCTTAACTGATTGACCATCGCAACTATAGAAACCATCGTCTGACAAGAAGAAGGTAACGGATGCGTACTGACCTACTGAGTTAGGCGTAATACAGCCTAATCCTCTAGCGATAGAGTCAAACTGAAAGAAGAATGGCGAACCAATGTAGCTCATACGAACAATCGAGCGCTCCATCAAGATTAAGCCAAACTCGCCACCTGTAATGCCCATTACATCGCCACCGTCTGCTATATCTTGCGTATCAGACTGACTCCCTGCGCCTGATGTCCAATCGGTTTCATCGTTAATATCAGACCAATAAACACGGTTAGGATAAGTAACAGTATTAGCAGCCACTACAAAGTCCCGTACTACGGTTACATATCGTGCTGTTGGAGCAGCAGCGTTTAGATCAGCAAATGCACTAGACGATCCTAATGTCCATCCTTGTAACTTATTTGCGCCATTGGCTGCAATAACAACATTACCAAATTGAGTAAAGTAAAAACGCTCACTTGTAGCGGTTGAATACCCACCAGACTTAGACACATCAACTAGATTGTTATTGGCAGAATTGTATCTAAACAGCTTAGTCATGCCAGAGCAAAACAAAGAAGATACAGCGTTCTTTTTGGCGGCAAAGATGTTTGTTAAGTTTTCGCTTGCAGCGTTAGACAGGTTGGTTTCTAAAGGCAAGGCAGAATACCCATTAGCAACAGGATATACATTCTTAGCCTCTGTCATTACACCAGCAACGCCAGGCTGGTCAGGTAGCCATTCTGTAAAGTTTACCCTTGTTGTTGCCATTGTTGAGTCCCTGTATTCTGTACTGTCCATGTGTTAGAGTCAGCGTTTACTGATGTCCATGTGTCTGATCCAGCGTTTTGCGTAGTCCAGTTGGTATCGCCAGCCGTTTGCGTTGTCCATGTGTCATCTTCTGCTGAATCGATTGACCATTCTTGCCCAAACTTAAATCCGTTCGCAGCTACCAAGGCATTGCCACTAATCTGTACAAAGGCGCTGGTAATTAACCTACCTTGCACCGCAACATTACCACTAGCATTGATCTCGGCAAAGCCTGAGTATGTCATGCCGCCAAGACCTGCCATTGATCCTGTGCCGTTTAATTGTGCATTAGCTAAAGCAACCCGTATAGAATCGCTCTCAACGCTTGCTGTGGCGTTTATTGCGGCATCAAAGTACACAACCCTTGTCGAGCCACTAGAAAGGCTTGCAGAGCCGTTTATAGCCACTTCTGCACTAGCAATATATACCCCATTTGTAGCTACATTGGCGCTACAAACTATCTCAGCCAGTCCGCTACGCAATGCACTTGCATTACCGTCTAAGTTGGCATTACCTGTTATTTGTATGTTTGCAGTTCTAAGTGCGCTGCCTAATGCGTCTACTGATGCTGCGCCGTTTATCTCAGCGTTTGCGTTGGCTAATCGTATGCCTTCGCTAGTAACATATAAGTTACCATTGATTTGGGCTTGACCGACTAATGTACGCTCTGCCGAGGCGAGCAAGATTGCATTAGCATCTATAGAAACATTGGCTAAGTTAATACAGGCGGCTGAAACCCATAAGTCTGAGTCCAGCGACAGCGTTAAGCTATCTAAGCTGCCAAAGTTATCTAGCTGTTCTAATGTCCAAGGTCCACATACCTTACCATCATAAAAACTGTTATCTAACGAATAAGGTACATTTTCTATAGAGCCATAGACATCTAACTGCTCTAGGCTATATGGCATTTAGTCAAGAGTGCAGGTAAGAGCGCCAGCAGTAATCTTAAACTGATCGCCTGTACCAATAGCCTTAGACGAGTTCAATATGGTATGGAACAACAGATTGCCAGAGGTTACATTGTCATGCAGACCGATGTGGCTGATTGTTCCCCAATTGTCGGTGGATTGGCTAAAGGTTACATCTGCGCTATTTGTAGCTACACCGTTTGATGGTGCGTTAAACGATACAGCGATACGAGCGTAAGAGCCGCCAGTACACTCTGTGCCGCTACCAGCATCGGTAGGGTCAGAAGTAAACAAGCCTACAAAGCAGGTTGTTGGGCTGGTATAGCTGGTATTGCGGAGAACTGCGTTTAAGAGTGCGTTCTCTAGGTAATTGCTAAATTCAGACATTTAATGCTCCTTTAGGAAACGATCATTCGTAACGGCACTCCAGCGTACTCTGAGCCTTCGTCTGCTACATTTATGTTATTGATAGAACGGTCATACAAACTAGCCCAGACTTGTAGACGGGCATCATTCATAAGGTAAGGCTCGGCTTCTGCTAAAGCGCCATACAGCAAGGCATCAGCACAGTTGGCTAGGAATACATTGCTTGCAACGCTATCTGACAGGTAATCAGGTTTTGCGTAGTAAAGCATCTTTAGCGTATAAGCAGAATCAGGTACAGGCGCAAACTGAAACTCGCTTGCCAATACGGTGTAATTAACTGGTACTCCGCTATCTACTGAGCGAGAGTTGCGGAAGAAAGACGATGGTGACATATACTCCAGCGTAAAGACTGGGTTTCCAGATATGTGTATATCCCGAATTTGCAAGAAGTCAGCAGGCAAAGAAACTGTTGCATCGCCACCGGTTGTAGGGGCGGTTACTACCTTCAGCATTTGACGGATGCGTAACTCACGGCGTAGGCGATCTTCTGCCAAGCGAATAAAGTCCGGAATCTGGGTCGTTAAATCTGACCTACCTAAGTAACTAGCTACCGTTGTCTTTAGGTCGTTGTACGATGAGAGAGGCATTTTCTATATCTTTCCACCCGAATGAACGAGTGCCTATGTGTCCTATTTGTCGAGATGTATCGTGATCCACATATACATCGTACCCTGTGTCGTGACACTTAACGCAGAAGTGAATATCCTCACCTATGATTGCGCCGTGATCGCTCCACATTACATTAAACCAAGGGCGAGATACTTTTCTAAATACATCTGCCTTGATTACTGTAAGTCCAAATCCTACAGCCGTACACTTCTCAATGCCGTTATTGTTTAACGAATCAATCGGAATCCAGCTATGCTCTTCTGCGTTCTTTATTTCTAAGTTTAATGCTGTAGGCTTGATTGGCTCTCTGCGTGTTGTCGCATTGACACCAACAATATCTACATTGTGTTTTAACATCTCATACAGCGTGTCTTTAGGGAATCTCATGTCAGAATCTACCCACATTAGGTAATCTGCGCCCCATTTCAAGGCTTCTTCAGCCAATCGTTCACGCTGGGTAAAGATCAGCGTACCCTGCATTTGCAGTAGCTCAATCTCTACTTTTCCTAGTAATGCTTCGTATTGCACTAATTTAGCTAGGTCAAAGCAAAAGCCTGACATCAGTTCATCCCTACATGGGACACATATTGCTACCTTAGTTTTCTTAGCCACTATACCCGCCCTGGTCTTGTTCGAAAGAAGCGATTGTCTGGGTCATTTAGGAAAGCCCTAAATTCCTTCTCGTTTATTACGGCAAATCCACGCATAATGCCCTTGCGGTTAAGGGTATCAATAATCGTAAATGGCAAACTAGCAATCTTGGTAAGATCGCCCCATTTATCATGCACAGAACCAGCGTTATATAGCGCTTTGTTCTGTTCTACAATCTCGGTAACATCTTGGCTCGTTCTAATGATTAAGCCGCCTTCACCGTCATCAGCCGCTACCGATACCTTTTTAGCTGACTGGTCTGCTTGCAGTAGTCTTTTCACAGGATACCTATAGAAATAGAGGCGAGTTTCCCCGCCCCTATTCTACATCAATTACAGTGCAAAGTTCAAGTCTGCTGCGATACCATGAGCAGCTTCGTTACGCATTTCCAAGGTCAACTCAGCAATTAACTGGGTTTTCTCAGAGTCGCCAGTCTTAGCCAACTCAATGGTTTGGAATGGGCGCAAGTAAGCCAATGCTGCATACTCAGGATCAACTACGATTGCGTCACGGGTGCGCATGAAGCGATCTGGAACAACCGAGATTGAGCCAAAGTCGCTCAAATACACATCAGCAGCGCCGATGATCGTTGTTGGAGCATCGCTAGGAGCTTGATAACGCTGCTCTGCAATACCTGTGAAGCTAGATACTTTCTGCTTGCCGATTGGCGAAACATACAGAACCTTAGGATTGCCACCGTTAATGTACGCCTCACGGATAATCTCTTTCAAGATTGTTTCTGTGAATGTACGGGTGCTTCCGTCAGTACGGGTAGAAGTACCAGCAGTTGCAGGATCAGCGCCAGAAGTAGCATCAAAGCTGGTGTTGGACTTGAGCCATGAAAGCATAGTACCCATCTTGCGAGCAGTTGAGCTTGAACCAGCCGTTTTGCCTTGGTTAGCAAAAAGGATAGTTTCAATATCACGCTTGATTTCAGACGATGCTTTAGCCAATTCATAGGCTTTCTGAGATTTGCGACCTGCTTTGTCTACGGCTTCCAAAGTACCTGATACCTGGATTGTCTTACCAACGATCTGGGTATAGTTACCAATACGGAATGTAGGTGAAGCAGTTGTAGCTACAGCATCGTCTCCTTCGACTAAGGCATTTGCTGTGGTTGCGGCAGCAAGCGAGTCCGTTTGCCACTCATGATAAACGGCAGTTGCTTTGCTTTTAGCAATCGTACTCATTAAAGGCGTGTCTGTTGGGCTCAAGTCATAAATCATATCGGACAAGTCCTCACGCAAACCACCACGGGTTGAACTTGTGTCGTGTACTGTATATGTACCGATTGGTGCAGTCATTTAATTCTCCTTAAACAAATTTTTCAAATAATTTAGCAGCGTCAGAAACTTTTCCTGACTTTCTAAACTGCTGTTTTAACTTCTTAGTTTGCTCTGACTCTAAACTGCCTTGCGGTCTTGATGTCCCTGATTTCAGCATCTTAGGCGCTTGTGCTACTTGTTTGGTAACAGCACCTTTGTTGCTCATCAGTTTGTCATACTGCATTGCTTTATACAAAGTCAGAACAGCACGAGAGTCATAGACTTGTGCCAGTTCATTGGCTTGAAAGCCGATACTCTCAGCATACTTGCGTATATTGGTTCGTACCTGCTCGCCCTTCTCAGGATCAGCATAATCGGGTAGGACAGTCTTTAGCTTATCAGCCTCAGAAGCTACTACACGCTGTAATTGCTCGGCATTTTCAGATTGTTGCATTTGTGCAATTCTGTGCTGCTCGGCTCTGATAGCGTATAACTGCTTTTCTCTTTCCGACTTTTCTGCAACCCTTACGGCATAGCCGATTGGGTCTACTTCCTTTAGGGCTTCCAAGTCCTCGCTTGGCGTTTGCGATTTAAGCGCTTGCTCAATGATCTGCAACCGTTGTGCGTAGGTGTCCCGTAGTTGTTTTGCTTGCTCTACCGCAATGTACTCAGCTTCTACAGCCTTTCGTTGCTCTGCAAGTTTTTGGGTTTTTTTAGTATAGTCAGCTTCTCTTTGGTAGCCTTTAACAAGTTCATCCTGCGTAACCTCGTACTCCTGTCCTTCTACTTTGACACGGTACTTTGGTTGCTCTTGTTCCTGTTCTTGCTCCTCTGAGTCATCCGAATCATACGATTCCTCGTATTCTTCTTCTGCTTGGGCTTCCATTGCCTGTTCTGGCTGCTCATTAGTTTGCTCTTGCGAGGCTTCTGACGCATCCATCATAGACAAAAATCCACTTGCAGCTTGATCTACTGTAAGCGATTCATTCCCTGACGGGGTGATGTTTTCACTCATGTTCTTCCCTAATTGTTCCTGATACTGTCAGGTGCAGTTCTTAGCAAGTGCTAAAGAATCTTCCAGCGTTTACTATCAATCTTGTCCGTTTGGGCCAAAGACTGAAAGTGCGCTCTAATTGCTTTCACGGCTCGTTGCATACGATATGCTTCTTCCCGTTCATCTATTTCGTGTGGTGCTGAGTTCACGATAATGTCTATTTGTGATTGCTCAATCAAGTCCATTTCTTCGTTAAAGAATGTGTCTAACAGCAATCCTCTAGCTCGTTGATCTTTCAATTCTTATCCTTGGTTGCGAGCAGCATCAGCCGCAACTTTAGCAGCAGTAGCAGCATTAATAGCGTCTAACTGCGCTTGCAGATCAGCGATTGCAGTGCTTTGTACTTGTGTAAACGGATTTAGCGTAGATGTTGCGCCGCCTACATTTACATTGGGATTATTGTATGTAGAGTAGATTGGCGTTCCATCAGGGTTATAGCCTGTAATAAAGCCGCCAGTTGTTACACCTGCTGGCTGGAAAGCGCCTGGGCGATACTGTTGGAAATCAATGTTTACGGGCGGTGCGCCAAAATTAAACCGAGTAGGCAACTGAGCCTGTGGTATATAACCAGCTACACCGCTACGGAAGGTTGTGCCTTCTGTGCCGAATGGAGTAAAGCCTGGTTGCAGACCAGCCTCAGAGTAATACTGCCCTGTTTGTGGCGTTTGCAAGGCGTTCTCTGTGCCAAACTGACCTGAGATTGATTGCAACAATGAATTAACACGCTCGTTAAAGTTTGTTGGCGTTACCACATCTTGCTGACGCATCATTGTGTCGTAGCCTTGATAGGCTTCTGGTCCAAACGGAAAGTCTAATCCAGCAGCCTTATAAGCATCAGCCAAAGCCATATTGTTTTGATAGTAGCCAGGGTCTTGTGCCGACAATACTGCTTGCCGTTGTGCCGCCTCTGCTTGTGCAGCCTGTAGGCTTACATCTTCGCCTGTTTGCTGACCGTAGATTGCATCAATAACTACTTGGGCTTGTGGTGTAGCAAATATATTACGAACCTGATCCATGTTAGTGGCATTAGTTAAGCCGCTTACGATAGAGTTATAACCTGCTTGATTTAGAGCGCCACTATCTAATGCTCTTTGTAGAGTTGCATTTACTACTGGATTGCTTAATACATCTTGTCCTGGTGTCGCTGAGTATGTGCCACCACCGTACTGGCTAATAAACTGCTGCTGAGTAATTGGGTTTACAAATTGCGCCCGTCTATCACCAATGGTTGATACATTGACTGCATCTTGTGGCAAGTTATAAATGCTTTGTGTTGCATAGCGACCAGCATACGGATCAGCCTCTAATGCTGCTAATTCCATATTGGTAAAGCCGCCACTAATACCACGCTGTACCTGCTCTGCTACTGCCGCATTGCTTACTAAATCTTTTACTTGTTTAGCGCTTAAACCCTGATCTTGCGCTGCTGACTGCCAGTATTGGTAGCCTTGTTGCTCTGGGTTTCTTGCCAAGTTCTCACGATAAGCAGAAGTAATAGCCTGTGTTAGCAGGTTTTGACCCTCTAGCGATTGCGCCATTTCTTTAGCAACCTGCGCTTCTGTAGCACCACTAGCTAAACGACCAGCAAAGTATTCTGCGCCGCCTACATCAGCCTCACGACCTAACTGCTGCTGATATAACTGAGCTACTAATTGTTCTATAGCTGTTGCCATTATCCTGGGATCTCCACATTAGATGCTATGCCAGCGCCAACCTTGGCGGCTTTTAATTGGGCTTCTACTTCAAACTCGGCTTTCTTTAGCTCTAACTGAGCAGCAGCCTTTTCACGCTCTAACTGTATCTCTGCGCCAGCTTTCTCTCTAGCCAACTGAATGTCAGCCAATGCTTTCTGACGGTTAGCCTCAATGTCAGCCATGAGCTTCTGTTGTGCCATCTGCATCTGTGCCTGTGACTGAGCGATCATTGCCTCGATTGCTGGGTCTTGCTGTTGCTGTTGTGGCGGGGGGTTAGACAATGCCTGATCTTGCTCTGGAGTGATCTCCTTGAAGAACTCGGACACATCCTTAAACCCTGCTGCCTCAATAAACTTACCCATTGTTGTACGGTATTGACCGATAGAAACCATTGGGTTTGCTGGACCATACTGCTGAATAATCTGCTCTTGTTTAGCCATAACCATCTGCAACATAGCCATCTGTTCTTGTTTATTGCCAGTTCCAAGACCTACTGAGATAGACAGGTCGTACTGGTTAGACCATGTACGAGGGTCGATTGGTACATATTTGCCCCGTAAACGGATCATGCGGGGTTTATCTTGGTACTTGGTGACTAGGTGCAAGATGCCTTGGAAAAGGCTCTTAACGCCTGTTTCTGCAAAGATACGGGCTATCAGTTCAATCTTGCCTGACGATGCGCTTTGTGTCGCTGCAATAGCGGTTGCGGTAACATTCTGCAAGATGTCAGGGTTTAATCCCTGCTGCATATCGCTAATGCCTGTGCGCTTAGACTGGATGCCGTCTAGGTACTCTAGCATGGGAAACGCTTGATTAGCTACAGGCGATACATTGATCGGCACGATAGCGTTTGCGTTCTTCATGCGAATTACTCCACCAGGAGCAACGCTTAACATATCGTCTAAGTTGACCTGACCTTCTACTACGCCAGTACGAGCATTGTTTGTTAAGTACAGGTTGTCAAGAATCTGACGGGTAATCGTAGACTTAATTAGCTGGATGTCCATTGCACGATCAGCAAGCGAGTTGCCAAAGAACTTGTGCGGGATAGGAATTGGGCAGAGAGAGTGGAACGGTACGAGGTCAATCTCCTCATCCGACAGAATCTCATTGCCAGCATAGACTACCTTACGCAATTCAGCGATACCATCGTCATCCATATCGGCACGGAGATAGCACTCAAATACTTCTACTTCTTCCATCGAAATATCCATTGACTGATTGTCTGGCGTTTCCGACTGGTCAAAGCGAGCAATGCGCTCTTCCGAGAACTCTAAGTCTGTGTTGGTAGGCAGGGTAGCAATGGTTTCTGCATCAAAACCCATCGCCGTTAGCTCTGAGCGAGTCACCAGTCTACGGTGTGCCACAAAAGGAGCAGTTTCTATATCTTTTGCTCTTTTGGAGATTAGGAACTCCTCTGGTGGCACATTCTCTACAACGACACCGCCGCTTGTGCTTTTCTTGCTTACCTTAACGCTATGGCTACGCAGAACGACAGGCATACCCATTGGGTCAATGCCGGCGACTTCTTCCGTTGTGTCCTGTTCTACTACTTCCCTTGTGCCATCAGACATTAACAATACGAGTTCATCGTCTGTTAGGTTCTGATACTCCTCTTTCGTTACTTCAATCTTGGTGTCCCAATAGGCTTTTACAATGCCTGTCTTTTGTAACAGAGAATCTTTAAACCAGTTATGTAGAACTAAGAAGCCATCGTTATCCCGATAGAATACCCAGTTCACATACTCTGTAGCTTGCTTTGCGCCTTCTTCATCGCCTGGACCTTTAGGCTCAAACCGTACAATATCTTCGCTTGCAGTAAATACACGGACTAATTGTGGCAATGCACCATCAATTACTTCTGCAACTTCGCCTGTAACGATCTGTGAGCGACCTTCGATCTCATTCCCATAAGGTCTACGCAAGTAATAGTCCAGCGCCTTCCTACGGTCATCAATCGTATCTGTCATCAAGAAACCGATAGAGTTGTCGATTTCCGAGTCAATCAGATTTTTAAGTTTCAGTTGATCCATTTATATAATCCATTTGGTGTTTTGTTTTAAGGGCTTGTTCCAGTTATTAGGCTGTTCATCTAAGCCCACAGCTACATAGCGCCAAGCATCGGCAGCGTGAGAATGTTGATCGTGTAATGGTTTCTCGCTAAACATCTTAGTGTCAGGGTCTACAGCGTACCGATAGTGCCGTAAAGCCTGTAATCCTTCTGCACAACGGGTCTGGTCAAAGAAGCACCGATTCATCAGCATCCTAGCTGAGTTGATTCCGTCTGCAATCGAGAGCTTTGGAGTGATCCTTACGGGCAACCCCATGCCTTCGATAATCTCTTTTGTGCTTCTGCCAGTCATGTTCTTATGCTCTGCGTCATGCGGCAGCCAATGATCCCTATAGGTATATCCCTTGTTTTGAAGGATATTCACATAATGATCGATGGTCTTTTGGCAGTCTTGGTAGAAGTCTATGATCCTTACCTCGCCGCCTGGGATCGTCTGCACGAACCAAATACTTGTCATATCTGCCCAGCCTAAGTCCCAGAAGGTAGATACAGCGATAGACTTATCTATCTGTATATCTCTGATCCGTTCTTCTTCCTGTGCCTTGCGTAGTTCATTGGCGTATACCGCACCGTCTAATACCTGTCTTGTATTGCCTTCCCAGACATTAAGGTAAGCATCCATATCCCTAGCTTTTAAATCTTCCATCTCATCTCGTAAGACTTGTGGAAACCAAGGATTGTCCGACCAGTTGACCTTTGTTACTTTAGCGTTAGCTGGCGGCATTACTACAAAGCGCTTGTAGGTTTCATCCGTATCCAGTTCAGGATTGAATGTTACCCATATTTCTGAGCCTTCTTTACGAATCGTAGGAATCAGCACATCCCATGAGCTTTTAGATGTAGTTTGCGCTTCCTCTACCCAGCAAATGTCTACGCCTTCGAACGACTTAATCTTGGTGACATTGTGCTTTAAGCCAGCAAACAAGAACTCTGTACCGTTAGAACCAAAGATACTGGTGTTTTGTACAGTATAGAATCCTTCTAATCCTAAGCCTTTAATCTGATCTGATAGCAGCGCATGAACCGAGTCGCTAATCGAGTTCTGGAACTCCCTGGCGCATAAGACCCTAATCTTCTTCCTGCGACCAATGGCTAACAATACCCTAGCTACTGTCCAAGACTTAGATGAGCCTCGCCCACCGTACACAATCTTGTAACGGTGATCTTCCAGTAAGCACTCTAGCTTTTCTGGAATCTCTAAACTAAGTTTGTTCTCTTGCTCGATCACGCAGGGCGCTTAATAACGAACTCAATAAGCTTTAGCTCTACTGCATCTCCGTCTACACCGCTAATCTCTGTAGCCTGTACTGCCTTGCCATCTACACGATCTATTACTTCTTTGATCGCCCAGGGCTCGCCCTGTTCAGCAGCATCTACTAGCTTCTGAGCAATAGTCCTTAACTTACGGCTATCTTCTTGCACCAGCGCTATGCGTAACTGGTTGTAGAACAGCTTACCCTTCTTGCCGTTCTGATTGCCTAATGGAGCGCCAACTTTATTTATTGGTGCAATTTCTACCTTATTGATTTCTGTACTATTTTCCATTGCCATTCCTCTATGGGGTGATGGTGTAGTTTTTCTACAACTGTTGTTATTCTACAACTATTTCTTTATTCCGTAAAAGTAAAGATCATGCGTTTCATGCCCTATTGCAAACTCGTATGTAGAGAACATCTTGTCTATGTCGAACTGTTCTACAAAGTCTTGCTCTGTTAAGTTCCTGTAGTAATCCCCGCAAAAAGGTGCATCGTGTGGGCTAGTGCGTTTAGTGCCATGCTCTGCTCTGCCTGTAGTAGCGCAAGACATAACGATTAAGCCGCCTGGCTTAGTCATTTGCCACATATTTGCAAATGTAGCCACCCATTCAGGGTTATGCTCAAAGCACTCGCAAGAGATACAAGTATCAAATGTATTATCTTCTGCGTTGTAATCTTGGCCTTGGCATACAACATCTACGCCTTTTCCTTCGCCTAGATCAATCCCAATGTAGTCGCAGTCTGTAAAGAACTGCCTTACGCTACCGTTAATGTCTAAGCTACCAACCTCTAAAACTTTAGCGTTCTTAAAGTTGTTAGGGTAAACCCTAGATACTGCTTTTACAAAGTCCAACTGTTGTTGGTGAGCCATTTACCATTTACTCTTATCTGCCCAGTAAGCCGCAGACATCTTACCCTTAGCTATATTAGCTGCATGACGGGCTTTAAACGACTTCCTACGGGCTTTATCTGCTGCTGACTCACCTTTGGTCGCTGGGCTACCGCTAACGCCTTGCTGACCGTATCTGATGGTCTTAACCTTATCGCCTTCTTTTGCTACTACTACATGACTCTTAGTGGGATGGCTAGGTGTGCGCTTGGGCTTATTGAACCCTTCTACACCTACACGCTCAAATAACTTAGCGGCTTCCCGTACATTCATTTATTTCTTTTTAGCCTTGTATGGTTTAGCAGTCTTAGCGGCAGCTTTAAAATCTGCGGCTGATGGGGCGGCTTTAGAGCCTACCTTGTTCATCTTTTCGCCTGATCCAGCAGCGATGCGTTTCTTTTTTGCTGCGATGTTTGCGTACAAACCTGGTTTCATATTAGTCCTCGTAGTATTCAGCGCCTTCTTCCCAAGAATCACAGACCTTGCCAGACATACAAGCAAACTCGTATTTATGGCAGTAACCGTCAGACTCAGGAACTACAGGCTTAATTGCATCTAGGGCATCTGTGCTGTTGTCAAAGTAACAACAGTTAGCACAGTATCGATTTGCTGCATCTTCTTCTGTCAGACCCCAAAAATTGACCAGCTCTTTCCAAAAGTTGCCAGGATTGTTTAGGTCTTTAGGTCCAAAGTGGTGAGCCTTTTCTAAGGCTGCTGTCATCTCTTTGTTAATGTTCTTAGTAACGAGATATTCTACGCCTTTATCTTCTTTTTCCATCATCTCGTCTAGCAGACCCATCATTTTCATATCGTTACCCATAAAAAAAATGGGCGAATCTGCCCAAGACAATTTTAATGCTTATTTTGACTTTGTGCAAGAAAGGCATATAAAACGCTCGTTTAGCCCACCATTGTATTTTAGGAAAATGCCTCCATCTGTAGTCTTGTTAATCTTGCAACTTGTACAAGTCCGTACCGTGTGCTGCTTTTCTCTTTTTGTCCAGTTCGTGCTGGAGTCGTTTTTTTGCATTGCTGATGTCTTGTTCTAATTTATGCGCTGTTGTTCTAGCAGCATTGGCTAATTGGTTAATGGATGCGTAAGGATGGCTTACATAGCGTAGTTTAAGCACCTGTCGCTGATTTAAGGGTAATCCCTTGATTGTCTGCTCTATTAGCTCCCCATCTACATGGTCTGGCTCGTAGTGTGGTTCTTCTGGCTCGTACAGGCTTCCCAGCTCGGGGACATAGTTCTTTTCAAATGATCTGCAAGTGGTGTCAGGCTGTGGACCAACCACGCCCCATGTTACATACCATGCCCAGTTTTGTAGGCGCTGGGTTATAGAATCATTTTCCATTGAAATACTCGTAAAAGTCAGGTTCGTTGGTTTTCATCCATTCCATTGCCTCTTTGTGGTTTTTAGCGTGATCCATGCCTATTGTAGAGCTTCCAACATGGTGGACATAGCTACGGCTTACAAAGTTCGCAAAACCCTTGTAGCGCATCTTTAGGCATTGCACATCATCGCTGTACCAGTTAATTGATGGGAAGTCGATCCATGCGTCTTTGCTAATAGAGGCAAACAATGGGGATATGACATCCGATAGCTGGATCGTATCTTCTTCTACAAAGCGTATGCCATCCCGATCTGTGCCTGTTCTTATGTTCTGTAGTCCTCTGGCGTAGTCCGATCTAGCCGATACCCAGCCTAAAGGGTATTCCCGTAGATACAATGTATCTTCTTGCAGCTTTGAGTAACTGGTCGGGGTAAGGACAATATCGTCATTCGCCACAATAATATGATCGTGTTGTTTAAAAGCAACACTTACAGCGTAGTTGTACGAGTCACCAAAGTTGGTAAAGTCGTTAGGCAGATTGTGTGTCTTGTGGTTTTTACACAACAGTTCTGAACCTGCAATGTAAATTTCTACATCCTTTGGTACATAATGCTCAATAGATGCGAGCAATACGGGCAAACACTTGGCTGTTTTGGTAGCGATAACGATTGCGTTCAATGGTTAGCCCTGTTATGTAGTTCTTACAATAATAACCAAAATATTGTATTATTTCAATAACTTGTATAAAGGGCATATATGGCTAGTTATCACCTGACAGATGATGAGTGGATTGCTTCTTGGAAAACGATTGGTAGCCCTACAAAGTTTGCTAAAAAACACGGTATTGCAATTCGTAATGTTATGGCTCGTAGGCGCACATTAGAGAATAAATACGGAATAATCTTAGATACTTTTGCCAGCGATAATCCAGCATACTTTAAAAAAGCAGATCAAACGCCTGGGCATATTCGCAGGGGCATGGACATAGAAAAAGGCAGAGTTATTGTATTTAGCGATGCCCACTTTTGGCCTGACGAAACCACTACCGCATACAAAGCCTTAATTGAAATGATTAAGGAATATAAACCTACAGCTATTGTCTGTAACGGTGATGCGCTAGATGGCGCTAATATCAGCCGCTTTCCTAGAGCAGACTGGTCTAAGCTGCCTACGGTTAAAGAGGAGCTAGAGGCTTGCCAACATTACTTAGGGCAGATTGAAAAAGTAGCAAAAGGGGCTAAGATGTTTTGGCCTCTTGGCAATCACGATCAACGCCTAGAGATGTCAATAGTCGCTAACTTGCCTGCGTTTGAAGGTGTGCGTGGCACTACGCTAAAAGAGTATTTTCCGCTATGGCAGCCTTGTTATTCTTTTTGGGTTAATGAAGATACTTGTATTAAGCATCGCTGGAAAGGTGGATGGACTGGTGGCAGGAATAATGCAATGAACTCAGGCGTTAATATGATTACAGGCCACACTCATGTACTTTCAGCCATTCCAGTATCAGACTATAACGGTACTCGCTGGGGCGTTCAGACTGGCACATTGGCTGATCCGCACTCGCAGCAGTTTGCGTACACAGAAGATACCCCTAAAGATTGGGGGCAGGGCTTTGTAATGCTAAGTTTTGAACACAAGAAAATGTTGCAGCCTGAGATTGTGCGAGTAGCCGGAGAGGATTTAGTAGACTTTCGTGGCGCATTGCACAAAGTCTAGCGCATGAAGGCATGAAACTTACTCCATCCGTACTTCGAAATTTGTACTCCACGCTAGTATGTTGTTATCCGTATACAAAGTGGAAAATGCCATTGCCAGAAGAAGTTGATTTTCAAGTAACAAATGATCCCGATATTATGGGAACTTATTTATATGATACTGGTGGAGATTATGAACACACGATTACGGTATCTGCTGCTCGTTGTGCATTTATGACAACTATCCTTTCAACGATGTGCCATGAGATGATTCACATGAGTTTTCATCGTCAGAAGGGTGATAAATGGCTACATCACGGTAAGAACTTTCGAGATCGGTGTAAGCGTGTTGGGGTCGAGTTGGGATTGGATTATCTTGAACTCTAAGGCGTTTTTCCCAGCTTTTCGTTGACTCGCTCCAGTAATGCCTCGTAGGTAACTCCCCATTTAGACTCAAAACCTTTTGTACCCAGTCCGTGAACACCATTGTTTCCCCTATGGTGTTCTGGGCATAGCGGCAAGACAGGGGATGCAGACCGTTTAGCTCCGTAACGGCGCACATGATGGAGTTCTGCCGCAGAGCCTGTAATCCCAAGGACTTCGGAACAGAGAATACATCCGAGTCCTGCAATCTTGCTAAGTGCGATCTTTTCATCTTTAGTAGCCATTAATGAGTAGCACGATCAATAGTACGATTGGTTGCTTCTTGGCTGCGCCATATTTCAATCCGAGCCTGTGCCGCTATGAGCTGCCACTTTAGTTTTTCCTCTATCTCTACGGCTTCTTTAAGCCCTTTTAGCAGAGCAATGTAATCGTCTGTAGCGTAGGCTTCCATCTCTTTTGCGGCAATGCTAGAGGCGCTGGATTCCAGCATAAGTTTACTTTTGGCTGATCGCAGATAGTTCTCTATATAAGTTCTATTTGCTTTTGCTTCGGCAAAGACTCCTGATTGTTTGATGATGAACTCGACTGCTTTGTTCGGGCTAGTGTCCATTGCTTTTTTATTTCCTCTGTTAGTTTGTAGTACCCAGCCTCACCACGCTTTTCTAATACTAAGGCTAGTTGTTTCCGTCTTTTCGCTAAAGGCCAGGAAAGCAGGTCTTTAGCCTCGCAAATGTTTCTCCATTCCTCGCTGCTCGTGTTGATTGATTCGTTCACCTATCCACCTCATTACTGGTACTGCCATTGAATTGCCTAGCGCCTTATATCTTTGGCCATCTGCACAATTTTCTTTAATGTTAGTGTAGTTATCTGGAAATCCTTGTAATCGTTCACATTCTGTTGGCGTAAGTCTGCGTACTGCATAATCACTAGCAATAAATGTTTGAGCGTGATGGCTTTGCACAAACGGTCTTAATGGTTGCAACGCTGGGGTAACTTCCAATGGTGTAGCACTAAAATTGTTTGCAGTAGCATCTTCTCTTATGCTATACGCAACTGAAACTTGGTTATCACCCATATTAGCTCTTAATGTTGGTGTTTGTTCTAAACTAAACCTTGTTGCCTGGTCATGTATTGGGATTGGCTGCAATACACAATTACCACCATTTTGTGCGCCTTGTTGCAATAATTCTGCGCCCTTTGCAAATTTAGCCGTAACTGTATCAGAAATATTTTTACCAAATGCGCCAACTGCTACATTTTGCACTATCGGCACATTCCCCCCCCCGTTCCCCATCTACTAGTAACGGTTTGACAAACATCGCCCATTTCCTTAATTCTACTATCTGCTGGGTGAGTTTCGTATGCAACCATATTAAATCCATCAGCCCTTATTTAGTCACCGCAAGAAGTTTGCAGACGGTTTGCAACATCAGGCACATAAAGCGTTTCAGAACCGCCACCTAAATCTCCTCCTGCTGCCCTAATTGTTCCAACTCCCTCGCTGTAGCTTCCAAAGCTACTCGCAGTAAAGGCGGCAGGATCTTGCCCCTTTTTTCTGCCCTTCTGAGTATTCCCTGACAGGCTTTCTGACTCAAATAATACTTCTGCGGCAGATTTCCAATCTCCAAGACATCCGACAACAAACACTCGTCTGCGTCTTTGTGGTACTCCAAAGTATTGAGCGTCAAGCACCCTATAGGCCCACCCATACCCGACCTCCCCCAACGCACCGAGGAAACTGCCAAAATCTCGCCCCCCCCCAGAACTGAGGACACCTGGCACATTTTCCCAAATGCACCACTTGGGTCTAAATTTGTCAAGAATTCCCACATAGGTAAGAGCGAGGTTGCCTCTTGGATCGTCAAGTCCTTTACGCAAGCCTGCAACGCTGAATGATTGGCAGGGAGTTCCTCCGACCAAAATGTCAATTGGTTCACTTAATTCCCATTCCTTATATTTTGTCATATCCCCTAAATTAGGCACATTAGGATAATGATGTGCTAAAACTTGTGATGGGAATTTTTCTATTTCACTAAATGCTATTGGATTCCATCCCATGTGATGCCAGGCTACGGTTGCCGCTTCTATGCCGGAGCATACGGATAAGTAGTTCAAGCCTGCTCCTCTAGTTGTTTAATCTTATTGCTAATCCTAGCTCTCCATTGCTGCCAGCCCTCGCCAGCGTAAGCTGGGCATCCAATCTCACTTGCTTTTCGTGCTGTTAATTCTTCCGAACTGTACCAAGGCAATTCTGGGCGCTTGTTTACTTTTGGCGGTTCAATAACGATTTCATCCTCAAACCTGTATTGGTTCAAAAAGGTGGCTAAATGCGGTATGTACGCAAGTTGCGTATCGTTTGCTTTCCAGTAGGCTAAGTGGTTTGGCATGGTAGCCAATGCCAATGCCTGTTCTGCTTGTGTAAGGCGCTCAAAAGCCTTTTGCGCCACTCGCTTTGCTACCTTTCTAGGATACATCCCCCACAACTCATCAAAACTCATATAAGCCCCCACTTAGATAATTGAGTAGTTACAAATAATACAATGCCTGCAAAGTAAAAAGCAACTGCTACGATCTCTACAGTAAACAAGGCCATATCGTCTTGAGCGTATCCAGCAATCGCCCATAATGTTGAGCCAATAAAACCTATTACGATGTTGGCTGGGTAAATGTTTAGCGCAGTCAACAATATGCCAAACAAACAAAGAATAGTGCCAGACCACTTGATTGTTTTCATGTGTTTCTGTGGTAAATGTTTTGTGGGTTTTTTGCCATGCTTGCCAGCAGCAAATCTATGGTAGAAAACCATTGTATGAACATCTGACCGCCTGGCTCGTAAATAGTAAAGCTCATTTCTTTTTAACTTTTTCAGACTTGTACAAGTCCATTAGCAATCTAGTTTCATCGTCTAATTTGTCTGCCAAATTATCCAGCATTTCGCTAACTGCCCAAAGTGCGCCACTTGTGTGATCTTCAAATATAGCTTCTGCAATAACATCAACTACACATTTAATGCTGTGTGCTTTAAAACCAAGTTCTTCAATTCTATTTGCTGCATCCCATGTACTCATCAATGACTCCCATAGTTTGTGTAAACAGTAAGGCTATCTATTCGCATCTGCATCTCACGAATCTTTAGTTCCTGCGCTCTTAGCATCTCTGCCGCCTCTACCAGAGCGTAGATGGCATTACTAAACTGCAATGCGCTTTCCAGCTCGTCTGCTATTTCCATTGCCGTTTTGCCTATCTCTACTTCTCCAGCAAACGGAATAAACTCTATTGGCATTATTGACCCCCCATTGCTTTTATACATTTCATGCCTAGCAAAATTTTGTCTAGGTCTTTTTCTTCTCGTATCCCAACCAACTTTAATTTGTCTGATGTATAGCACGAACCATCATCTCGGTACAAGCTGCCGGTAACGCTATCCATCATTAGTTTTTTATTGTTGGGGTCTGTAGCAATTTGAACTGGCGTAAGAATGATCTCACCCTCGTTCAATATGCCTCTAACCAATGTACGGTCTACTAACCATTTTTTGCGTAGTTCTTTGTTCGCCCAGGAGGGGTAACAAAATGTGGCTTGAGCGCACATACCATCCATAGATACTCGTATTGTTTTCATAAATTTAATACTAATCTACAAATCTACATTGGCGCAAGTGTTTTTTTGTATAGACAATGTATATACGACCCCATGCACTTTAGCCAACCACTCGAAGTCAGATAGAGTATTCGCCAAGGCTAGGGTCACAATTATTGTAATGGTTTAATTAACGACTTCTTTAATACTTATGTCGGTATTAAAGTTTAAATTTAGACTTTCATGTCCGAAAAATATATACAAATATCGGACAACGATGTCCTATTTTTGCATGATTTTTTATTGATAATTCATGCACTTAACCAGCTTTTTTCCACAATAACAAAGTCAATGTTAAATAAATAACAAAGTAAAAAGTTTCCTAATCGGGGTATATGTAAGAAAAAGTGTAGTTAATTACACAAAAGTTACTGATCGGGGCATTTTGTAAGATTTGGTAATGCAGGTGCATTATTTGTCAACAAAATGGTAAATAAAAGCTATATTGTCAATAATTGCGTTTAACAGGTAAAAATGTATCTTATTCTGTACATAAACAGTATTAAAGTCTTATATAAGATACATCTGCTCTTTCGGTGAACGAACCTAGCCTACCTAGATTCGCCTTCATCTGCTCCATCGGAGTTACAGAACCCGTCAGTCTTGCGAGGCACAGGCACTAACTTCGCCACCTGTATTGCGCTGTTTCAGCCTCTTACCCTTCTAGTAACGCTTTACTGCTCCTGTGCCGCTACGATGTCGTTAGAGCCGCCAGCACAGGAAATAGTATCTTACATCACATCTCGGTTTCTTTGCAAGCCCATCTGCCGTTAGGTTGCTTGTACCAGCCTAAAACAAGGATGCGCCACTTGCTGCGTATGAGTTCTGGCAGGTATTCAGACTCGCTAATCTTTTTAACCCTACTGCTCATATTAGATTTGCTAGTGATCTGGACACCTACCGTTTCGCCATTGCCTATAGCCAATAAATCAAATATATGGAATAGGTCTTTCTTGCGCCTGGTAAAGGCGTTGTAAGACTCTACGATGTCGCATTTATACCCCCTAGACTCAAGCAAAGCCACCGTACGGCTGTTTTGGCTATTAGCCAAGGTCTTGCTCTGTCAGCCGACCTTCTGAGGCTTCTATGATCTTTGTGTGCCATTTAGCAGGGATGCCGTTACGCATCTTCCAGGCATAGGCAGTTACATACTTAACTTCTATTGCTTTGCACAAATTCTTGATTGAGCCAAATTCAGCCATTAGTTTCTCGAAAGCAGTCATGGTTTCTCCTATGTAGACTTTTATTCTACACGATAGCAAAAATACAACATAGTGCAAAAAAGCAACACTTTACAAATATTTCTACATTTCTTGTAAAAACTCTACATTTATGGATTAGTATTTATTCATGCAGTACTTTTATCAACTCGTGAAGGAGTAACAAAATGAAAGACATTATTTTAGGCGGTATTTTTGGAGCAGTCATTGTATTCTTTGCTGCAACGGTTTACGGCTTTCGTGTAGGTGCGCTATGACCTATAACAACGACAACTACTACGAGCCAGAAGATGATACATACTCGCTGGACTTGCAAGAGCGCATTTACGATGCTGTCAAGAACGATCCTGAGTACGATCCATCCGATATATATAAATGGGGTGAGGCTCTACAGCAAAAGTGCAATGATCCCGAGTTGCAGTCTTTCTTGCGTGATTGCATTGAAAAGAAAGATTGGGAGAAGTTAGGTAGAAAGTTATACTACCTTTCGTTTGAGTACCAAGAAGCAGTTGCAGAATATTTTATAACTAAGTGAAGGGGAAAATTATGTCAGTATTTACTAAGCTAAACCAAGCACGAATCAAGCTGCTAAACACCGAACTAAGCAAGTCGGGCCATAACAAGTTTGCAGGGTATCGCTACTTTGAGCTGGGTGACTTCTTGCCTAGCGTACAGGTTATCTTTGCCGAGTTAGGACTCTGCGGCATTGTGTCGTACAGCTCAGAGATAGCCAGCCTAACCATTGTTGATACGGAAGATAACAGCAATATCGTTATCACCAGCCCAATGGGTTCTGCGGCCTTGAAGGGCTGCCATGAAGTGCAGAACATTGGCGCAGTAGAAACCTATCAGCGTAGGTACTTGTGGGTTACTGCAATGGAGATTGTAGAACACGATGCGCTGGATGCGTCTGAGCCATTAGCTACAAAACCTGAGTTGCCGGTAGATTACTACATTGGCAATTTACAGGCAGCAGAAAGCCCTGCCGAACTCCGAACCGCCTACGCTCTATCTTACCCTAAATTCAACAACAATAAGACCGAGCAGGCCAAATTAATTGCAGCTTATGAGCAGATGAAGGCGATGCTAAATGAAACTAGCACAACAACAGCCTGATAATGTATGTTCAGAATGTGGCGCAAAGTGGGGGACACACAGACCAAAAGACCATCAGTACAGAATATGGGTGGATCAGTGTGATGTTTGCAGCGATCTTAGGGCGGTCTGTGATTCTTCTGAATACGGATATATGAAAACTGGTTGGGATGAGGTAAAATAACGAAATGCCTAGCAGCTACCAACTGACTAGGCACTTCTAACCACCATTGCACGAGGATACAACGATGGCTACGCAAAATTCTACACTAACTCAAGACCAGGTGAAATCTTTGTTTGATTACAAGGATGGAGATCTGTATTGGAAACAAAATGTCGGAAAAATTAAAGCAGGCACTAAAGCTGGGTCTATTTTAAATAGCGGCTATTGCAGCATTGTTTTTAACGGCACAAGATACCAGGCGCATAGATTAGTGTATTTATTGCATCACGGTTATTTGCCTCAGTACATAGACCATATAGACGGAAACAGACTAAACAATCTTATTGCTAATTTACGGCCTGCAACAAAATCACAAAACGCTTTAAACAAGCGATTAGATGACAAAAACACAAGCGGACATAGAAATGTTTACTGGCATAAGGCGTATAAAAAATGGAGGGTTTCTTTGATGGTTGGCAGAAAGACAGTCCATATTGGAACTTTTGATGATTTAGAGCTTGCTGGTTTAGTTGCGGCAGAGGCTAGAAAAAAATATCATGGCGAATTTGCAAGATAAAAATAGATCGGTTAGGTGCGTGTTCCGATACCAGAGCCGTATGCGATGCTTCAGAGTATGGATATTTAAAGGAAGGTTGGGATGGTGGAAAGGAAATTCTGTACTAGTTGCCAGGTGGAAAGACCAGCTAGTGATTTTAAGCTGGTAAAGACTGGGCCAGTTAATCGCTGGCGATGTGGAGTGTGTTTAAAAAGAGCCGCAGAACAAAAATATAAGGGCAAGAAAAAATGAACGAATATTCTCAAAATGAATTAAACGAAATATTTGAATATAAAGATGGAGAACTTTATTACAAAAAGAAAACTCATAAAAATATGCCTAATAAATTATTGCTACAACCAGCAGGGTATGCGTATGGGCGATATAAAGGAATATTTTTGGGAAAAAAATTTAGAGGCTTGCATAGATACATATTTGCTATGCACCATGGGTACTATCCAAAATTTATAGATCATATAGACGGAAACGGATTAAACAATAAAATTGAAAATTTAAGAGATGCAAGCGCATCACAAAACGCTTTAAATAGAAAGAAAAAATCAACGCATAATGGATATAAAAATGTCGTTTGGCACTCGAGAGATAAAAAATATAGCGTAAATATGTTTGTTAATGGGCAAAGAAAATATTTTGGGTATTTTGATGATATAGAGTTAGCTAATTTAGTTGCCCAAGAAGCTAGAAATAAATTTCATAAGGAGTTTGCAAATCATGGATAAAAATTATGTTTGGACTGCATCAGGCGTTGACATCACTATTCGTTGGGCAAAGCTGTATAACTATGTTCCGGCTAGTGAGCAAGAGTTTTACAAAAAGAAGTGGGCCGACTTTCGTGCGATCTGTAACCAGTCCATAGAGGACATTGTTCCAGAGGTAAAGACCAGTAGCGTTATTTATAAATGGAAGAAAAAATGATAAACAAACATTGCCTAGAGGCTTTCAATAACCTAGAGAAGATTCCGTACCATCCACAGGAATACTTTGCGCTAGGATGGAACGCTGCAATAGATGCCATGTCTGCTGAGTTTGCTAGAAAATGGGAACTAGATGAGCTGTCTGATGTACCATTTATAACCCAGCCAATTAACGAATCATTGGAAGATAAAGAATGAGAGATTACGCAGAAGTGTATTTGGAAGCCATGAAGATGCTTAGAAGTTTTTATAACCATGAGTTAAAAGAAAACCATGTAGAGGCAGCCAAAGCCGCTTTAGAGGTTTCTGTGCTGGCTACCCAGCTAAAAGTAATTGCAATGGAAAAGGCTGATGTATGAAAGCATTTCCACAATCAGAAGCAACTATGCACATAGATTTGCCTTTAGAAACCCAACAAGGCATGGACTTGCGTGATTACTTTGCGGCGCAAGCTATGCCAATAGCATACAAGCACCATAAAGAATGGTTAAAGATAGATTGCAAAGAGTACCTTGTTTGGAATGGAGTTGGATCAGATAAATCAGAAGTTAATTGCGAACTAATTGCAGAAAGGTGTTACACCTTAGCAAACGCAATGATGAGAGCAAGAATTAGTGAGGATTTAAATGATTGAACAAGGCACACCAGAATGGTTTATGCAACGCCTGGGCAAGGTAACGGCTAGTCGTATTACCGATGTATTAGCAAAGGTAAAGACGGGCGAGGCCGCTGCGAGGGAAGATTACCGCACAGAATTGGTAGTTCAAAGGCTCACAAACGATCCAGGAGAGTCGTTTACCAATGCGGCAATGGAATGGGGTACACAGACCGAGCCAATGGCTAGGATCGCTTATGAAGCGCAGGCCAATGTATTTGTAGAACAGATTGCTTTTGTAGATCATCCTACGATAGAGTGGTTTGGATGTAGCCCAGACGGACTGGTTGGTGAAACTGGTTTACTGGAGATTAAATGCCCTAATAGCAAAACGCATATTAAGTATCTACTGGGTGGCAAACCGCCTGCAAAGTATGTGCCGCAGATGCAATGCCAAATGGCAGTAACAGGCCGTAAGTGGTGTGATTTTGTAAGTTACGATCCACGCCTGCCGGAAGATTTGCAGTTGTTTGTAGTACGCCTTGAGCGAGATGTAAGTTACATCATGGCAATGGAAGAAGAAGTAAGTAAGTTTCTAGGTGAAGTGAGTGAGATGTATTCTAAATTAAAGGAAATAAATAATGGCTTATGAACTAAAAGAAGGTAGCGGATCACTATTCAAGAATGATCGCAAAGAGAAACCAACCCATCCTGATTATGCTGGGACAATCATGGTCAATGGCAAAGAGCATTGGCTAAGTGGCTGGATCAAGGAAGGCAAGAACGGCAAGTTCTTTAGCCTTTCGATTGGCAAGGAGAAGGAGCGTAGCAACTTTAAGGCTAGGGGCGATGACGAAATGCCAAAGCACACCATTGAAGATGACATTCCATTCTAAGGAGAGAGATATGAAAAAGATAGCTATTGGATTGGTAACATATATGTTACTAGCGACAAGTGCGTATGCCTGTCAGACCACGACTTACATTATTAACGGCAAAGTAACGATCTGTACCGTTTGCCCTAACTATGTGATGTGCCAATGATTAACCTAACAGAAGTTGTTACCAAACTGTTGCGCCAAGGTCACTCTATTGTTGAGATAGAGAAAGCGTTTATAGCAGAGCTAGAGTTGATACAAAAGACTAAGCCTTTGCTGCTGGCTCAGAAAGAGTCAGACCGAACGCCTTGATTAACAAGCGAGAATAGCGTGTATCCTTCACGGGGAGATTGCAGACCCCCTCTATTCAGTCTGCTACTGCTTTAATCCAGTCTTGCAAAGATACTAATTGGAGCGTGGTTTCAGCGCATTGTCCAATAAATATTGGGTCGGTGGCTTTTTCATCAACTCGGTGGGTGGCGATGGGTAAGCTGGGCAGCTTGTTGGTGCCTGGGTGGCGCATCCCGTTAAAATAATAATTCCGCAAAGCAACAATCTTAGCTTCATATTCCCTCTTGCTATTGTCAGCGATTAATTTGTTCTTTTGTTCGATCTGTTTGTTGATCTTTTCCTGTGCTTTAGCGGATGCCTCTAGTTCCGTTTTAAACGCATCAAAACGCTGCTTCTCGGCTGAGTAACCCCGATAGTAGCCAGTACCAAATAAAACGGCTACAAGCCCGATTATGCCGATTACTTTGTATAACGGATTTATAAGCCCAAACACTTTTTATGTTCCTCTTGTCTGCGTTTAGTAAGCCCCGCTAGGGGTTTACCCTGAAACTGATCCCAGCGTAGAATTTGATTACACGCTTCTGCGTATTGTCCCTCGTTTAGCCTGCGTACTAGCGTTGACTTGCAAAACGCATTACTGCCAATATTATAGGAAAGACTAACAAAAGCATCGTACTCGTACTGGGTTAGCGGTACGGTTACACAGGATTTAATTGCTCCTTCAAAGCCCTGGACATCCCGTAACGCCACATTGAGAGCTTTTTCTGGGTTCGTGCGATCTCCCAACTTAACTCCAGATGTAGTTCCAAAGCCAATCGTAGGGACATCTCCAGCCACGGGAGTGTAAGCATTTTCTCTATATCCTTCATGCAGTAGTAGGGCTACCAAAGCCGTTGCTGACAGACTAATGGTAGCTATGTGTTTGCGCTCAAACATCTCTCTGAGCCACCAGGCGAGAAACAAAAGCAAGGGTAACAAACACCAAAGATAGCGTAGCAAATATGTTCTTAGGGATAGAGTCATGGAACAACGGCAAAACCACTTCTATGCCTGATAACACACCAGCAATTACCATAAATCGGATAGACCACGCCTTGCGGAGTATTTCTTTCCAATTATCGTACAGCTTCATTTTTTAAAGAATAACTCAGTAATATAGGTAACAAAAGCGCCAGCAACGGAGGCAAAGCCCATTAGCGCCCATAGGCTACCTTTAGACCTTTCTGCCATTGCTACGAGCTTTTTAATGTCTGCTTCCATCTCGTCTACTTTTGTCTGCAAATGTTCGACTTGGTTTACAAGACCGCCAAATTTGAACATATCAAATTTATCATTTGACTCGGACATCTCTAGCTCCAGTCTATTATGTGGTTACAGAATACTTTGTCATTAAATCCCATGCTTCATCGGGAGTAATGTCTTGAGATGCAACATCATCTACACCATCTCCATCTCGTATTGCATGAACACAACAAAAAACTGTGTTTGGCTCTAATGCTGTAAATTGATGAGTAATTCCTTTTGGTGTAACAATTAAATGAGGAGCTTTATATTCTGTTTCCCCATTGTCGTGTTTCATTAAAACAGAGCCAGATGCTAATAGAGTAATATGGTCAAATGTATGAGCATGACCTTGATGTGTATCACCCTTGCGAACAAAATAATGTAATTTTACAAAAACATTATCGACTATTTGCATACTAGTTAATGGATTATTCAACACGACTAACTCCTATTCTTGGATATTCTTTTGGTGCTTTTGGATCAAACCATAAACATAAAAATTCATCTAATTCCCAATCATCTCCGTCTGGCAATTCTATTTGTGGCTTTGGCGGAATAAATGCGTTACGAATTAAATTATATGTATAACCAATTCCAGCATAATTTTTTCTAAATGCTTTTGATTGATCCAAATCTGGCTCATTTGTATTTGGATTGTAGTAAACGCCACCTTTTGTGTTGTAGCTAGTTTGCTTCCAAATTGTGTTTAAGCCATATAAATTCTGTAAAAATTTAACGCCAAGCTGCTCTACACTCTGCCCTTGGTCGTTTTCCATTGCAAAGTTATCTACCACAAGGACTCGTAAAACAACATTGTTTGAGTCCAATTCTGCAAAGTGAGCCATTATTGGAATCTCCATTTAATTACTACAATTCCAGAACCGCCATTACCGCCAGTAGTATATAACGCTCCACCAGCACCTCCTCCAGTATTAGCTGTGCCAGATGTGCCGTTTGCGCCTCCATTATTTATTACTCCAGCGCCGCCACCTCCAGTTCCTCCTGTGCCTCCAGCATTTTTACTACTAGAACCTCCGCCACCGCCAGCATATGTTACAGATGAACCAGTTATTGATGAACTGCCTCCATTTCCGCCATTTCCAGCGGCACTAATTGTTCCGTTAGTGCCAGAAGCTCCTTTTCCGCCGCCACCGCCAGAACTTTGAGTGTATATATAGTTTGGATAACCAGATGCGTTATAAAATCCGTTACCACCAGAGTTTCCTTGACCAGATGTTCCTGACCCTCCAACAAAACTATTTGATGAGCCTTGCCCGCCGCCCCCTGATCCGCCATTGCCACCATCTCCAGCAGAAGATCCGCCAGCAACACCACCGCCACCACCGCCAGTTGTACTAATAGTATGAAATCCAGATGGAGATCCTTGATTTCCTCTGACATTAGATGTTCCAGTACCGCCACCGCCGCCACCAACAGTAACAGTATATGTAGTTTCTGTGATTGATAAACTTGACCCGCTAAGCATTCCTCCAGCACCGCCGCCACCGCCATATATTCCAGCTCCGCCACCACCGCCAGCTACTACTAAATATTCAACAGCAGATCCTTCTGTTGGATCTGACCCTGTTTTTGTAACAGTAAAAGATCCTGATCCATTAAAAACTGCAATTTTATAGTTACCACTAGTAGTTACAGTTGCGCCTGATGTAGATGCATTTATAAATAACTGAGCAGCAGCACCAGCTAGAAATGAGTTCTTAGCAGCAAACATTATGGTGTATATCCTTGTGCAATAGAGCCGTACCAGTTTGTACCATCAGCTACAAAAGTTAGAATATCCATTTTGCCAGCAGTAGCCGTAATAGTAGGCGCACCAGCAGTTCCAAATTTTACACCTGTAAATGTAGCTGTGCCATTACCAGTAGATGCTGCTTGCTTTAACAGCAACACAAAAGACTTACCAGCAGTAGCGGTTGGCATTGTAAAAGTACAAGCAGTAGAGGCTGTTAATGTTGCAGTCTGTACTGTTCCGTTAGTAAGAGCTAATGTATGACTAGAAGATACAGTTCCAATAGCGACTACGCTTTCTACATAGTTTTGTACTGTTGGATTTTCTAATGTTTTGTTGGTAAGGGTCTGTGTGCCTGTAGTAGTAACATCGCCAGAAGCAGCCGCAGCAAAGCCTAGAACGCCTGATCCGTCTGTCTTTAAGACTTGGTTAGCTGATCCGTCTGCTGTTGGCAAAGTAAAGACATTGACAAAGGTAGTTAGGTTTTGATCGTAAGCCTGGACATTCGTACCGATTGCTAGACCAAGTGCAGTACGAGCAGCAGAAGCAGTCGTTGATCCTGTGCCGCCAGCAGTTAGTGGGATAGTATCTCCGCTAGTACCAGCTTGCAGGTCTTTAATCTGCTTCATCAGGGTACGGATTGCATCGTTTATTCCGCTAGGAGCGCAGCCCTCTGCAATATCAATCCCGTTAATATCGGTATTACTTGCGGCTGTTGCGCTGTATTCGCTAATTTTGGTTTTTGGCATTTTGTTTTCCTGTTAATCTTTAAGCTCAATAATTCCGTAGTTGCCCAATAGTTGAGCAGTTCCAGCCCACCGCTTTGCAGATGTTGGTGACATTTGACGCAGTTCTCTCAACTTCTTAATACCGTCAGGGCTAGTAATCATGTCCGCAATCTTACTAGCATCTCTAGCCAAACTGCGCTCCATTGCCCATTCGTTTATTTTAGTGCCAATGGTTTGCGGAGATAATACATTTCCTACCATTTTTGCAGCCATGCTCATTGGATCGGCTGCGGCTTCTTTTTCCATTTGCTTCATAATCTGCTGATTAAAGGCAGTATCAGAGCCTAGCTTTTTAACGCTACCCGCCGCCCGCAATACTTCTGTTAAGTCAGACAATGCCTGAAACTGTGATGGCTCTAGCGCTCGTTGCAGCATCTTCTTTCTATTGGTATCGCCTAATAGAATATTTGACCACGCATTACCAACATCGAGCTTCATGCCTTTTTGTTGTGCGGAAACCTTAGATGCTTGCTCCCATGTATCTTGCAGGTAAGCCCGTGTTACTGCTTGCCATGCTTCTGGGTTTGTAGAAGCTATCTGTTGTTTTACATAGCTAATAGTGTCTGGGCTGTTACCCTCAAACACACGTTTAGCAAACTGGTTTAGATTGTCAGGGCTAATTTGTGTAAGGCTTGTTCCTGTCTTACGCTGACCAAACTCGGTTAATGGCGCTGATAAATCTGCAAAGGCTTTGTTAGCATCTAAGTACAAAGGGTTTTCTCTGCCCATAGCGTTTACTAGATTTTCTTGAATGCCTTGCAGTTGGCGCTGGAGTTTAGCGTCTAACGCTCCAAACGACTCCTCTTTAAACAAAGCATCAATATTAAACTTAGCGTTTTGCAATGCTGGCAAACGATCTTCTAATACTTTTTGCTCAATTACATTACCCTGTGCATCAAGCCTTGGCGCATCTCTGTATAGATAAGATTTGATCTTATTAAGGGTAGCCGCCTGTTGACCTTTAGCTGTTTTAAGCTGTGAGTCAATGTCCATTACCACATCAGACACATTTACTGGTTTAGATCGATCAAACGCTGCACGATACAATGGTGCCGTTGCTTGTTCTCTAGCCGCTTCTAGCGTTTCTTTTCTGCCTTGTAATGCAGATAACCCCATTTGACCAGCTTGTGTAGGCTCATCTACCCGTGAGATTTGGGCTAAGAAGTCCTGTACTGCTGGTTGAATGTTCTCTACTTCTCGCCTTTCATAAAAGCGCTGCATTGTCTTAGAACTAGCAGGTATATTGCCCAGTACCTTTTGTTGAGCTTGCAAGCTAGATAAATCAGTTAGCTCTGCTGGTGTTAGCGGAATATTGGTCTTGCGTGATAGTTCGCCTAAACGATCTACACGACCTGGTTCTATGCTGCCAATATCTGATGCCAATCTACGCTCTCTAGCAACCCTAGCAACGGCTGGTACAGCTTCAAATGCGCCTGATAACAGACCAGATACACCGACCTCTACAGGATCAACCTTGCCACCTGTCATTTGCTCTGAAATCTTTTGGCGCAAATAATTAGACCCAGCACCAATTAGCCCTGTTACTGGGATATTAACTGCTGGGCTTAAAGGCGCAGTTGCTACGCCAGCCGCTACGGATGGAGCAGCTTCTAGCACATCTGGAGCATAGTAAGCAGCCGTTTCCAGTGGCATTACTACTTCACGATAGAATCTACCGTCATCGCCTTGGTACGCAATATTTCCATCAATTACTTTGTAGCGGCTTGCTGGAATACCCCTAGCTTCCGCAAACATCTTGATTGCGTCTTGCTTGTTTGTTGGTACGCCACCTTTAAAAGATGTGCTAATGCCAGCGCTTCTACGGGGATCAGCAATAGCTTCTGATTTCTTTGCTTTTTCTGCTCTTTGCGTTTGAGCCATACCAAGCATTTCATCGGTAACGCTACTAAGCGTTTCTCGTTGGCGATCTGGTGGTGGCGTAGTGCTAAAGCCTCTTAATAACTCATCAGTTACGCTCATAATTGCCTTTAATCAAGAAGTCCGAATTCGTTTGATAACTTGCTTCGTATTGCGGCTTTATCTTCTGGTTTTGTTGGGTCTAGCTTAAGCTGCTGAATAATCTCTGCTTCCCTTGCCCGCATTTTTGCTGGAATAGAGTCTACAGGAACATCCGTCAGCTTTAAGCCGTTTCTCTTAACATAACCTAATCGAGCCTCATACAGCTTGCCAAGCGCTAAAGTGTTGTTTAGCTTTGCTTGGAATTGAGTAGGAGAATCTTTTTGTGGGTCAGGAATACCAGCCCTAATACGAGCTTCTTCCTCGCCACTACCAATAGCAGCGCCAGTAATGTCGTTAATGTATTGGTTCAAATCACGCATACTGGTTTGCACAAATTGGCTATATTTTGTTACAGACTCTTTATCCTCAGGCTTTAAAGTGCCGCCCAAGCGCTCAGTTGTTGTTGCCAACTTCATTTTTGCTTGGAAGGGAATAGTTAAATACTCAGGCTCAAATTGCGACATTGTTCTTTGTAAGCCTACCCTAGCACGACCAATACCTAACAAGTCTTTATCTACAACATTAGTGCCTTCTTTTCCTACTGGCATTGCATTCGGGTTGATGCCGCCCATAAGTGATGCTGTTCTAGTTTTTTGCGCTTCTTCAATACTTCTTGCTGCTCTTTGCTGGTCGGATGATAAATTTTCAAAAACAGTAGTTCCGTAATTGTTTTTCATCCACGCACGAGTTAATGGGCTAAATTCAATAGGCTTTTCATCGCTACCCATTCCAGCAATATCAATACGAAATGGCGTTCTACCCCTAGCTATTTCAACCAATGATTGACCGCCGCTAGGAGTAGTTAATTTTTCATATTTAGGCTGGTTTAACTTTTCTTGTTCTAGCATTGCTTTTTGGCGTTCAGCTAACTGAGTCTGTTGCTGCGCTAGAGTGCCTTGGTATGCTTGTTGACCTGCCATAATGCCAGGCGCAATAGATTGCAAAATATTACCTTGTGGCATACGGCTTGGACCGCTAGCAGCAATAATGCCTAAACCTGTGTTTAAGAGTCCAGCCCGTTGCGCCATTTGTTGATTGCGCCGTATATCTTCTTCACCGAGCAAGCCGGGTACAGGCTGTTGCTGTTGCGGTGGGAATAAGTAATCTAAATAACTTGCCATTTATTGCCTCACAATAGTGAAATTGGTTGCTTTTTCTTCATCTTAGGTGCTAATAGCGCAAGAATAGGATCAGATACATTTGGTGCTTGTCCTTGCCGCATACCAACGGAAGTTTGTTGACCGCCCTGTGGTTGCTGTGGAGATAAACCGCCCATCATTTGATTAGCCAATAATGCCTGTCTTGGGCTAATTGAAAATGGGTTAGTAGTTCCAGCTAGACCAGCAGCTTGTTGCGTTGCCAACATACCAGATGCACTACCAGCCCCAGCCAAAGTTCCAAAAGCAGCAGGGGCAGCCATAGCCGATGGAGCAGCCATACCAGCAGCAGCGCCACCTAAACCTGCGGCAGCTTGACTTGCAGCAATTCCGCTTGTAGAGCCAGCAGCTAAACCAGTAGCGCCAGTGCCAGCAGCAGTTAGCCCTGTGCCACCGCCCATGCCAGCAGCACCAGCACTACCAGCAGCCCCAGCCGCACCTGCGCCAAGTCCATAATACAAACCAGCGCCGCCAGCAGCCAAGCCAGCAACCGTACCCCAACCGCCTGGCACGGATTTGCGTACCCCTTTGTCTAAATCAGCTAAAGATGATCCGATGCCTGACATAATTATCCTAAGAGTCCAAGACCTGCGCCAATACCAGCGCCAACTCCGGCGCCTAATCCTGTGCCACCGCCTAATGCTGCGCCAGTCAATGCACCGCCTAGAACATTACCTAGTTGATTACGATAAACAGGGGTAGTCTGTTGCATACCTGATGGAGCGCCATAAGCGCCAGACAAGTAGCTTTGTAACTTCATATATGGGGATTGCTGGGCAAAGTTAAAGCGATTGACTGCATCAGCCATAGCAGCTTCTTGGTAGCCTTCTGCGGCTTGACCTGTCTGTAGCAACTGGTTAATGTCGGTGTAATCTGCGCCAGCTAAACCAGGTGCTGCGCCGATCATAGTTTGTTGTCTGCCTCGCTCGGTGTCGTAGTTTGCGTATGCTAATTGACCAGCAGTATTTGTAAGTGCGTTAGCAAATACACCGCCAGCACGATCTAATGCAGTACCCATAGCACCAGAGCCATAACGACCAGCACGACTAGCGTTGGATAAAGCTGCTTGAGTTGCGTCTTGATATGCCGTTTGAGCGCCAGCAGTAGCGCCTCTAAATGCGCCTTCAAAGAAAGGGTTTCCACCTAGAAAGTTTCCTTGTACTGTGTTTAATGCTTGTTGCTGTGCAGCAGGAACTAAGGGATTGCCCATAGTCGCCCGTTGTTGCGCTGCGGTTAAAGCTGCTTGAGTTTGCTGCGATGGACCAACATAGGTCTGCCCTGGGTAATACTGTGGCATATCAGGGTTCTGATACAGCCGTGTTGATTCCTCAAGTCCATACTGGACAAAAGGGCGCATGATTGGATCAAGCTCTGTCCTCGTTACGGTATTAGTACCGCCACCACCACCGCCACCTGTACTCATTCTATCTCCTTAACCCAACTCTTAGGTTTAAATCCAAATTTAGGAGCGACCCGATTCCAACCTGATCGCCACGATTCAAAAGTAACATATCTGCTACCGCCAGCTTTGGCAATTTCAGAAACGCACTCGACTGCGCTTTTGAAATGTCCAACACTATTTGCCCAACCACACCAGCAATGCAGAGCATCGCCTTTTGGCTCTAATACTGTAAACCCTACTGCTTGATTGTCTACTGAGAACACCCACATCATAGACCTGCCATTCATGCAATCTGTATATACATCTTCTGGAATCCAGCTTTCCGGTGACTTCCTGAGTATTTCCTCTAATCCTGGTCTAACAAACGCCCACCATTGCCGTAGTTCTTGTGGATTAACGAGCGTTTTTTGCATACCACAATTTTAACGAATTATCCAACTAAAATATATCCGTATGTTTTATTTGCCGTATTGTTGGAATAATGGCTAATTGTTGCTGATCCCTGAGTCTGGGCGCTGACATAAACATTACTAAGACTGCCGCCTGATATGGCTTGCATAGTCGCAATAATAGATGGGGTCGCTGGTCTTGTAGGGCTTGTTTGTGCTGCCGTTTGCTCTATACGAACAAGAGTATCTTCTGCTCTCCACACAATTTCTACATAATCGTTTGCCGCTAGTTCTACAAAGAAGTTTAGTGCCGCAATAACATAACCAAAAATGCTTGCGCTCTTTCTTGCAGGTACAGTAAATTGACTATTTGAATTAGCTATGTTTGTGCCATTCTTTCTAAACCATATATCAACCGTATGCTGATTATTGTCTTGATTTTCTAGCTGTGCGCTGAATTGCAAGTTATAAACCCCAGCATTTCTAACATTTAATCTACTACTGTTAGACAGATAAACTCCATTGGAGTAGTCTGTTGTATTAAAGGTCATTGGGTAAGCAACAGATGTGCTTGCTGCCGTTTGGTCGGTAGAGTCTTGAAACGCACCATACGGAATAGAGTCTGTAAAAGCACTAGCAGAATAAGGCACTAATACAATCTTAGTATCAGAGCTAATACGCTCATCGTACAAAATCGTAGTTGTAGCGTTTCCTGTAGCTAATGTAATCGTACCCGTATTGTTGGTCTTGCCGTTTAAAATTTGACGGACAACCTCTGCCACATTTCGGGGATCAGAGCCAAAGTTCGGTAATGTACGAAACATTATCTATTTCCCTGCGGAGCAATATCTACATCAACGGCTAGGGCAGAAGTCCATAAGCTGCTTGGGATAGTCTTAATCCGATGGTATCTACCAGCAGAACGCAGACCAATCCTGTTTTCATCATCAGCCGCCACAGCATCACCAAATGTAATTGCGTCATCAAGGTTTACCCTAGAGGCAATGGCAACACTTCCTGATCCATTGTCAATAATCGGTCTAGCTAGGGTTACTACTGATCTGCCGTTAGGAATACCAAAGTCACCAGTAATTAACGATGCTGTCTTTCTAGCGCCAGTAAATGAGATGGCTCTTGCACTTGATACGCCAGCTAATAACAAAGCGCCACCAGCCCATTGGCGAGAGTCTAAGCTAACGCCTAATGAGTCCAATGTACCAAAGACATCTAGGCTTTCCAATGCAAGTGTAGGCGTGTAGACATTGTTAATGTATGAGGCTGTTGATTCTGCGTAAGACCATTTACCTAGCAAAATGTTATAAATTAACTGCTTTTTAGCGGCAAAGGTGTCTGTGTAATTCCAAATAACGAGCTTTTTAACTGGGTCTACAGCACAAGACATCTCATTTAGTTTACTAAGGTTTACATCGGCAAAGAAGAACTTATCTACCTTTTCTGAGCCTATTGCTTTAACTGCCTGTCCATCGCAGCTATAGAAACCATCGTCTGACAAGAAGAAAGTGGTACTTGCATACTGGGCAACGCTATTACCTGTAATACAGCCAAGACCCCTAGCAATGGAGTCAAACTGAAAGTAGAACGGGCTTCCAATGTAAGACATACGAACGATTGAACGCTCTGTAAGCAGTAAGCCAAACTCGCCACCAGTCAAGCCCATAATATCGCCACCATCGGCTAGGTCTTGTGTATCAGATTGGCTTGTTGCGCCTGGTGTCCAATCGGTTTCATCGTTAATATCAGACCAGAATACTCGGTTAGGGTTTGCTGGTGTATTGGCGCACACTACAAAATCACGCACTACGGTTACAAACTTTGCGGTAGGCGCTGCTGCTGCCACATCGGCAAATGCTGTAGATGTTCCAATAGTCCACGCTTGGAGTTTATCTGCGCCATTAGCCGCAAGAACCACATTACCAAACTGGGTAAAGAATGTACGATCTTCTGCTGCCGTAGTATATCCACCAGCCTTAGACACATCCGTTAGGTTAGTAGTCCCAGAGTTATAGCGAAATAACTTAGTAGCGCCAGAGGCAAACAATAATGTTGTAGTGTTCTTTTTGGCGGCAAAGATGTTGTTTAGATTCTCGCTTGCATTGGCAGACAGGTTTACCTCTAACGGCAAAGCACCATATCCATTCGCTATTGGATATACATTCTTGGCTTCTGTCATTACGCCAGCAACGCCAGGCTGGTCAGGTAGCCATTCTGTAAAGTTTACCCTTGTTGTTGCCATTGTTGAGTCCCTGTATTCTGTTCTGTCCAAGTATTAGAGTCAGCGTTTACTGATGTCCATGTGTCTGATCCAGCGTTTTGCGTAGTCCAGTTTGGATCACCAGCCGTTTGCGTTGTCCATGTGTCATCTTCTGCTGAATCGACTGACCATTCTTGCCCAAACTTAAATCCGTTCGCAGCTACCAAGGCATTGCCACTAATCTGTACAAAGGCGCTGGTAATTAACCTACCTTGCACCGCAACATTGCCATTAGCATTGATCTCAGCAAAGCCTGAGTATGTCATGCCGCCAAGAGCCGCTACAGCAGCCGTAGCGTTTACCTGTGCATT